CCGTCGCCTGCGTCACGGCCCGCCTCAGCGTAGGCCAGCGCGACTTCAACGGCAATGGATGCACCAGCCATTATTCTTTGACCTCTCCAAATTCGCCATTCAACAGCTTGAACTTGAAAAGCTCCACAAGCCAAAGCGCACCGCAGCCATCTTTAAGATCAAGAGTTGCCCGAGCGTCAAAGTCGCCATCATTGTCCCATCCGATGATAAGCACGCTCTTGTATCGCCCCATGGCCTGCGCCAGCACGTTGTCCGGATCTTTGGCTGCGTCTAGTGGGTAGAATTTCACAACGTCAGCCATTATGCGCGCTCCAGAAATGTCGTGCTGCCAGATGTAAGATACGTGCGCAACAGGTCCATTGCCATACTGATGACCGGACGGGATGCCTCAACCGTGTTGGGGGCTGATTGCAGCGTCCAGTTCAAGTCTCCAACGGTTGTCAAAACCTTCTTGCCGCTCAATGTCACGTCAGGCGACAGCGTGCCCTCGGACGCAATCTCAGCGCGCGCCAAAACCATTTGAGCTTGTTTCACCACGTCTGGAATGGTGCCAAGGAAAAGCGGGAATGTGGAGGCGTTCCAATCCAGCGCGCGAAGGTAAACCCACGCCCTGCGCAAGCCGACTTCCTTGGCCGCGTCAGTGCCCGTAACCGCCAATGTAAACAGCGCGGCTTCCAGCGTCGTGAACTCCGCAGCCGTAATATAGCTGTCTGCACCCGCTACGCCCGCGCCTGTTTCGATTGTTACGGCCATTTTGAAACACCCTTATGATCAGCTTATGAAAGGGGGCAAGTCGCCCTGCCCCCTCGTGAAACTGATTAGCCCAGAAGTGTAGCGATGTGATCAGGCTGCACCGCCTTGAAGCCCCAAGCAAGGTGCAATTCCCAAGTGCGCTGACCATACTGTGCAATGTCCAGCAGCAGATAGGTCATACCCATGCCGTCGGAAATCAGCGTTTGGCTGATCACCGGGTTGGTGGGCATGACAGGCGGGCGCATAACGCCGACAACGGCAGAACGCTCGAAGGCAAGGTTCGGAGTGTATGCCGCGCCGACGGTCAAGTCCACGCCATCAGCAAGAGACGCCTGCAAACCCGGCTTGTTGAGTTCCAATGTGCCAGGCGCTGCAATACCAGTGCCGACCACATATTTGTTTGTATCGCCCGCAAACGACGCAATGTCACCCGGCAGGATCGTGCCTGCACCGGTGTCAACCGTGATGCCAGTCAGGCCAGCCGCAAACGTGCCGTTGGTATCATAAGCCGCGTTGGCAGTGCCGCGCGTGTGAACATCAATACCCGCACTCGTGCGCATATTGAAACCGTACTGGCGGCGCAGGATGCCAGACCGGCGCTCTTCGTCCGTCCCGGCAATGCTGGCGTCAAGCACAACGCCCAGCTTGAGCAGGTTGGCCTCGGACGTGGTGTCACCCACGAATTGCAGATCGGCCATCGGTGCGCCGTTGTCCCGCAGGATTTTGCGCACGTCGGCCAGCGGAGTCAGTGCAGATGCAAACGGGTTGGTGGCAGCGGTGCCGGACGCACGGGACGAGCCGACCTTGATTGCATTGACGCAATCGACTTCGGCTTCATTCCGCAGGGTGCGCATCATTTGCGCAACCATTTGACGGATCCACTCGGCTGATGTTGCGCCGTTGTCCAGCGACCGGAGCTGTTCGCCGGTCAGATGCATACTGGCCATGCGCGACTTGGTGATTCGCACCGTGATTTCGCTTGCAACAGCGTCGGCACCCTGAGCGGCAGTAACTCCAGGCACAAAGTCAGATGCGGCTCTGATGGGCGCGACGGTAACTTTCACGTCATCGCCAACGGCCACGCCTTTGCTGTCAAAGGTCATGTTGATCGCATCAACAGCGCCGAATGGCTCCGCTGATACTTGCTGAGCCGCCGAAAAGAGGATCGGCTCCAGGGCAGTCAATGTGTTAGCCATCTGGCTTTCCTTTCAAGATTTGCCCCGACCTTATGGCGAGGCTATTGTTATTCCACCTTGACGCCCGGATTGGCCTTGTAAAAAACGGCCTTTTCCTGCGGCGTCATCGTTTCGAGTTGTGAGGCTGCGATAGTCTTGCCGCCCCCGTTCTGTGTTCCAGACTGTGCCCCGCCACCTTGCGGCTTTGAGACGAACGCCTTGCCTTCGCTGTTTGCCCAGCCCTTGACGAAATCGCCCAGAACCTTCGGACCCATGCCGGTATCAACGTATGCGGTGCCATCTTCGCCCAACTTGACCATTGGGGCCAGCTTGGCAGTCACCGCATCGAGAAACGCCGGCTCAGTCACGCCCGCACTTTGCAGCGCAGACTTTAGCGATTGATCCCGTGTCACCCCCGTATATTTTCCCTCCCACTCGCCCGCTTTGGCTGTTGCCGTTGCAAGCTGTTCCTCAAGCGCAGTCATTTTCGCCTGCGTAGCGGCTGTGTCGGGTGCGCCTTTTTGCAACTCGGCAATATCGGCTTTCAGTTTTGCCGCTTCGCTCTTTGCCGTGTCCCTGTCCGTTTTGGAACGAGCATAGGCATTGCGTAAAGGGGCAACATCGGGGTGGTCATCCACACCTTCGATCTGCAAGATGAACTTGCCATCGGTTTCGGTGTAAAATGAGTGGATTGCGTCATCGACGCCTTCAAGGGATTCTAGAACAGTTTTTAGGGGCATCGCCCGTCTCCTTTGCCATCGGCATTATGGGGCATTATTGCCCAGATCGCCAGGATTATCAATCCTGGCATATTCTTCTTCGGCTTCAACCTCAGCAGAAAACAATCCGCCGCGCTGTCCAGCCGCGTGGTAACTCTCCCAAGACATGCCGCCTTTGTCATAGACGTCAAACAGCTTGGCAAAATCAGTAGCTGACATTGTTTGATCCAGCAAGTCCTCTGGCGGCGTCACGATGACCTGTTCCTCTGGCAAGCCCATAATCATTGCGACATTGCGCAGGCTCTTTTCCAGCAACATGCACGACGACTGCGCAATGCTTGTGAGGGTGGCGGTCTCGGATGCAAACCGCAGTTTGCGCGCCTCGCCACTTTCCTGCACTCCTGCGGATTGTTCCAGCAGCCGTGCGCCAGCCATAACAGCGGCCTCGCGCTGGTCCATCATTGCCAGCTTGTGCGCATCGATCCCGATGCACGACGGCGACACATAGCGCAGATCAGGCATCTGGCCTTCGCCGCCCGTCATCTTATGAACAACCCCTGCGCCTACCGTTGTTGGCGCTTCACCGTTGACAGCCAAAAGCGTTTCCTGCCCGGACATATAAAGCTGATGCCGGTAGTCTGCCGATAGTTGATAAATAGCAATCGCCGCGTTTGCGACACCGATCAGGGGCGGGGCCTCAACGCGGGGCGATAGGTCAACTGCATTGCCGACCGCAAACGGGATGCGTTCAAGGGGCGATCCACCCCGGCCACGCACCACAATAGGTTCGCCTGCCTCCAAATCACCAGAGAATACAAATGGCGTGTAAAGGCCATTGTCAACAGTCAGCAGGCGGTATCGCTCCATTTGCTGCCATGCAAACCCGTCCCGCACATCGCGGCTTTCGTCCAAAACCCAAAAGTCATGATCCCAGTTGATCAGCAAATCGCGCGGGAAGCCGACTAGATAAGGATCGCCTCCCCCTTCGGGCGCGTCGGCCAGAACGGCAAACCCGCCAATGATCAGCATTTCGCGCGTAATACGCCGATGGAACGCCTCAAGGGGTAAACCCACACCGTCCGCGTTTTCCCATATGAACATCATCGCGTCAGGCATCTCGATCTTGATTTCGCGCCCGTGGATAATGCCTATCATGGCTGAAATGGAGGGGGCGAGAATTGCGGGAAACTGTGCGCGCCCCTTATAGGCTTGATATATTCCAAGTCCGGCGTCAGCTTGTGCCTTGAAGCCGCCAGGCATTGCCAGGTATAACTCACCCGTTGATTTAACCTGCGCTTCGCCGTCCATACAGTCGCGCATCCGCTTCCACTCGGCAAAACGAACGGCAGTCATGGCAGGGTGGTATGTGCTGACCGCGGCCATTCAATAATATCCTTGCAACGTTTGTGTGACGGATGCGGGTTTTCTCATGGCGGATATCAACGGCTCAACTGCATATCGCACAGCATCCCATCCGTGGTTATGCGCGTCAATGATTTTCGTGCCAACGTCGCCCGCATCGTTCACCTTATAGCTATAAAGCCGCGCTTCTTGCTGCATATTAACACAATCGGGATGAATTACAATACGGACGAAGCTGCGCAGATATGCAATGCCGTCCTCGATGCTGCCGGGCCACTTGCGCACAGATGCAGCCAGTGGCAGGCCGTGGCGCTTTAGGTGGCTGATCGCGGCGGGGCTGGCACTGTCCCATCGGCTGAGTTGACGCTCAAAGCCGGGAATGGCTGATATGACGGCAGCGGGCG